ATGCGTGTTGAGATCTGTATCGCTAAAGAAAAAATCACTAAAATGCCAAACGGTGCTGTGGATGCGTTAAAGGAAGAATTAACCCGACGCATCAGTAAACGTTATGACGATGTAGAGGTGATCGTAAAAGCCACCAGCAACGATGGCCTTTCTGTTACGCGCACCGCCGATAAAGATTCAGCTAAAACTTTTGTTCAGGAGACGCTGAAAGATACCTGGGAGTCTGCTGACGAGTGGTTTGTTCGCTAATAAACACGTAAATCGGTAACGGCTGGAAATCATTCAATACTCGCACTATCGAAAGTTCACCAGCCAACCGCGACACGCTCTTACATACGAAGTGCCGCGCTTTCCTTAATAATTTTTTAGCAGTACTGTGTAAATAATGAGCGACCTAATCCATGCATGACGCGTAGTGCCTATTGTGCATCTTTCTGCGTCTCTTTTTACTGGACCCAAGCCAATGATGCTGGCGATACCATTCCCGCCAGGCCCACTTACAACAGTAAAATTCGGAGCTCTGCCTTTACATACAATACAATCTACCTAACAAATATCCCCCGGACATTGCAACACAAAAACCGGAGCCGGACTCCGGTTTTGTGAAGCTGTCGGGTTACTTCATCCCGCCAATATTTTCCCACGTCCCGTCAGCACGCAGGATTTGCAGCGGTCTTACCACGCACTGTATCTGCTTTTTATCCGCATCCAGTATCACCACCTGCGTGATTACCCTGTCCTGCTCCGGGATAATGCCATTCTCATCTGACTCCAGGATGTCTGCCGGTCCCAGTCGCAGCTGTGCTGTAGGCGACTGCACGTGTTCACGGCCATCATGCTTTCCGCAACCACACAGACACTGCATAAGTTTTTTTAGTATATTCATGTCATTCTCCTGTTCTGCCTGTATCACTGCCCACTTCATCCAGCCCCTTAACATCCTGCCACGGCCCGTCACCAAACCTGACCTGCAAATGCCGAAACAGCCCCTGAACCTGTGTGGCATCTTTGGGGTCAAGAAAGGTCAGTCCGGTGATGAGTGCGCCATCTGTATCCGGGAACCAGCCATTGCTGTTTGTCTCAATAATGCTCGCCGGCCCCAGACGAAAACGGATTTGTGCCTCCCCCGGGTCGCCCTTCGGTCCCTGAGGTCCGGTTGCCCCCACCGGGCCAGCCGCACCTGTTTCTCCTTTCGGTCCCTGTGGGCCTGCCGGGCCTGCCGCACCGGTATCTCCCTTTGGACCCTGTGGACCTGCATTTCCCGTCAGACCGGTCTCTCCCCGCTCTCCCCTGTCACCTTTCGGCCCCTGCGGGCCTGCCGGACCAGCATCACCTGCCGGTCCCCGTTCGCCGGTTGCCCCGACAGGGCCGGTGTCACCGCGCTCTCCCTTATCACCCTTCGGCCCCTGAGGACCCGCGGGCCCCTGTTCCCCCTTTGGCCCGGGAGGTCCCACCACGGTGGGGATTCGGTTTACGGCCTCTTCCGCCGCTATCCTGCTTTGTTCCGCTGACTGTGCGCTTTCTGCTGACTCCCGGGCTTTTTCTGTTGCGGTCGTTGCATCCCTGGCTGCATTACCGGCTGCACTTTCTGCCGTCTTTCTTGACAATTCAGCTTCTGCTGCACTTTGTGATGACTCACTGGCTTTTTGAGCGGCCGCAGAAGCCGAGGACGAGGACGCATCCTCTGACTGCTTTGCAGCGGCTGCACTTTCTGCCGCCTGCCGGGCTGACTCCAATGCATCCCCTGCTGAAGTGTCAGCATTTGCCGCGCTCGCTTCCGCCTTACTGGATGATATGCCGGCATTCCTCGCTGATGTCTCCGCCTCTCCGGCATTCTTCTTCGCCTCCTCAGCGTGACGCGCCGCTTCTTCCACCATCAGTTCAAAACGACGCAGTGCCTCCGGCCGGACGTCATCCTCCGACATGGCACCGAGAAAATCATTCAGCGTCCCCGGTTGAGAATCTTCATACACGGTGATGGTCCCGGCATGTGACGGCGGGAAGCCCTCCACCAACAGAATGACGCTGTACTGACCGTACTCAACGTCCATGCTGTAACGACCGGCTTCATCCGGATTTTCAGAGGCCACCGTGTTCACCACCACCGTGCTGCTGGTCCGTCTGGCTTTCAGTTGAATGGTGCAGTTCTCTACCGGTTTTCCTGTGCCGTCTTTCAGTACACCTGAAATCTTTACTGCCATATTCCCCCCACAAAAAAGCCCGCCTGAACCGGCGGGCTGTCATAACACTGTGTTACCTGGCTAATCAGAATTTATAACCGACACCCACGATGAAACCGTCAGTGCGCCAGTCGCCACTGCCGGAGCCTTCATAAGCAATATCAATGGCCACGGATTCGGTCGGGTTAAACTGCACGCCAGCTCCCCACGCCAGAGACGTGTTGCTGTGGCGACCGTCATCACTTCCGGTCAGCACATCGTGCGTTTTCCCCTTGTTGTCAGTTACGCGGAGATAATCCCCGTAGAAAGTCGACACACGGCTGTAAGCCACACCCGCCATCGCATACGCGCTGAACCATTCATTCACGCGTACAGACGGCCCCGCCATCACGCTGAACCAGCGGTTACGCACGGAATCTTCATGCCAGCGGGTATCGCTGTAGCGCGTTTTTTGCTCATCCTCAGCATTGGCATAACTGAAGGACGTAATCAGCCCCAGCGCGTCCATAAACTCATAACGGTATTTCACGTTAATCCCGTTCAGATCATCACTACCGGGAACGTTCGTCGAGGCATGGAGATACCCCGCGCTCAGCGTGGACTGATGTTCTGCTGCACTCGCTGGCGTAGCAGCGGCGACCTGCCAGACTACTGCGGACAAAATAACAGCACATAATTTACGCATAATTACCTCTCGCTTTTCTGCAATAAAAAAGGCGCCATTTCTGGCGCCCGTATCTGGGTTATAAAATTCAGCTAATCGTGATGCCTGCAGTGGCTTTCTTCATCACCACAACCAGCAAATCGCTGATACTTGCTGTGGGATACCAGTTATTTACCAGCCATGCTGACACCGAAAACTCCAGTGTCATGTGACCGTGACCGGCAGGCATATCAATAACACCACTGTAAATCAGCGTATTATCCAGCGCGGTACGGTTATAAATTTCAGCACCGTTTTTCCGCACTATCAGACGGCATGAGGAGTAAATATCAGTATGCTCTTTCTCATGTTTAGCGCCGCTGAATGCCACCGCCGGAATAACAATCTGCCGGTCAAACGGCTGATCGTCATAAACCCTGACGGTAATGGTTCCTGATGGCCACCGCTCCGGTGCACGGGAGTCCCGGGGGAAAGCTTTGCCCACTGTTTTAACGAGATCGCCTTCAATCTGGTTCGCGGACAATTTTCCCAGAACCCGACAGTTCTCGTTAATCGTGACGTTGTTGAGCGTCCCGGAGTTCGCATTCACGTTACCGCTGATATCGGCATTTTTCGCCGTCAGCCGCCCGTCCGGTGTCAGGGAAAATGCCGGAGGATTACCGCCGCTGGTAATGGTGGGAGCCGTCAGATATTTCAGGAACACTTCATTCATAAATATCTGATCGCCCTGACCAACAAACATCGGCTTTGTGTTGCCATTCGCAGGATTAATCATCGCAATCCTGTCTGCCGCCAGCAGCACCTGACTCTGCATTCCTGCTGGCGTATTCTCAATACCGGCACCGATACCCGCAATATAAAGGCGTCCGTCCTGCATCTGCTGCAGTTTCACGGCCCACATGCTGTTCAGGTTATTATTTGTATCAACCTGAACTTTCTGTATCTGCTGGATTGCCGCACTCTGATTTTCCAGTTTTTTATTGACGGTCTGCGTGATTTCATTGCTGACATTCGTAATGGACGTCCTGATTTCAGCCAGGTCCGGCGCAAGCTGACCGTTATCAATCTGCGTCCACAGCTCCTGGGCCAGATGTGTTTTCCCGATTTCTCCTTTGAAAAAATCCAGGTAACCTTCCGCATCATCGCTCGCCCGACCGACAGCCTCCACGAATGCCGATTTGCCAACAGTATTCACACTGCGGATATAAAAATAATAATCATGGCCCGGTTTGATATTGATACTGGCAGCTATCCAGTACAGCGCCGAGCCAAGATAGCGGGCTGCGGTTTCAACCTGCCTGATATCCGCAATCCGCTTTTCCGAGAACCAGAACTCAAACTGTACCGTCGGGTCATAAACGGCAAGATGCGGCGTGGCGGTTATCTGAAAATAGCCCGGCGTCAGCTCAATCCGCGACGGTGCTGCCGGTGCGGCAATCCGGAAGGTGGTGGTGGCAGGTTCACCCTGCTGGCCATAGCTGTTTATCGCCCGCACCGTCAGGGTGTATTCCCCGAGCGGCAGGCCGCTGAAACGGTGCTCCGTGTCTGCGGTGATGGCGGTGGTCACCAGTCTGGCATCCGTTCCCTTACCACTGGTCAGGCGCAGACTGAAGCGCACGCCCTTCACCACCCGCGGCGTGTCCCATTTCGCCTGCGCCAGATACTGGCTGTCAGCTGCACTCACCTCCACCGTCAGGTGCTGCACTGCCGGAGGGATGACGCTGTTCAGGGTGCCGCTCTGGTCGCCGTCAAAGTGCGCCCCGTTATCCACGATGGCTTCTTTTTCCGGTACGTGCTGCACTGCCGTGATGGCAAAGGTGCCGTCCGTGTTTTCCCGGATGGAGACACAGCGGAACAGGCGACGACGCAGTGACGGCAGGGAGAGCCCCCACACACCGTATGTCTCCACGCCATCCGGCAGGGTGCTGACCTGTATCCGGTCCGGCGCGGGGTGTGCAGTGATGGCCACGCTCACCGGCTTACCGCTGCCGTTAATCAGGTTCACCGTCGGTGTACCTGTCTCCGGCAGGGTCACCTCACGGTCCAGTGTCAGGGTGCGGCTGGCGGCATCGATGGACAGGACACGTCCGCCGGTCATGGTCCCGGCATAGTCGTTATCACAGATTTCAATAATGTCACCGGGTGTGTGACGCAGCCCCTGAGACCCGAGCGTGAAATCCACCGTCTGCGTTTCCAGCAGTCCGGTCTTTATCACCCACAGCCCGGCACGGTGGGCCTGACCGCGACTGGTGCAGCCGAACGCATCCATCTTCAGCAGGTTGCGCCCGTAGCGCAGTATGGCTTCCGGGTCTTCCACCAGTTCCGTGGAGGTCTGCCAGCCGTTCTGCGGGTCGGTGTAATTCACCTCCACCGCCGTGTGGCGGTCCTTCAGGGCGCTGAAGCTGTAGCGAAACCCCACGCCGTTATCATCCACCACCACATCACTGCTGGTGTAGGGCCACACCACATCTGACGGACGGTCCTGCACAAACGTCAGCGTCTGCCCGTTCCATACCGGCATACAGCGCATCGCCGAGCAGAAATCACTGAGAACGTCCCACGCCTTACGCTGTTGTGACAGGTACGCATTGAAAGTCATCCGCGGCTCTGTGCCCCCGAAACCATCCGGGACCGTCTGGTCGCAGTACTGCGCAATGGCATACAGCGCCCACTTGTCCACATCCGCCGCCCCCAGGCGTTTTCCCATTCCGTAGCGCGGGTGGGTCAGCATGTCCCACAGGCACCAGGCAGGGTTGTTGCTGTATGCCGGTTTCAGGCTGCCGTCCCAGATGCCGCTGTACGTGCGTTTTTCCGGGTCATAGTTTGACGGTACCTGGATGATGCGACCGCGGATATGGTAGTTCACCGTCATCTGCTGACCGCCAAACTGCTCCGCATCCACCTGCAGCCCCACAATGGCCGTGTTCGGGTAGCACTGTTTCACATCGATGATTTCGGTGTATGACGACCACAGCGTTCTGTTCTGCAGCTGGTCCGTGGTGCTGTCCGCCGTCTCCCTGACCATCCGGATGTTAAAGGGCCGGGGCGGCAGATTATCCAGAATCACCGACGCCAGGAACTGCGAGGTGGTCTTGCCGTTAATGGTGACATCCTTTTCCGTCACCCAGTTACCGTTACGCTGCAGCTGAATCAGCAGTCGGACGGATGCCGGGTTACGGTCACCCTGTGAGGTGGTCTGCACCAGTGACTGCACCCCGAAGGTGACCCGCAGGCGGTCAATGTTCGCGGACGTAATGGTGCGCGTCACCGGCTTTGCCTTCGTCACTTCCACGCCCAGTGCGGTTTCAGCTCCGGAGGACTCAAAGCCTTCCGGTGGTGTCTGCTCCTGCTCCCCGGCACGCCAGACCGCGGTCACACCGTGTATCACGGGATTGCCGTCCGTGTCCGTCAGTGGGGTTTTGTTCACCAGAATACTCTGCAGCCCCTTCACCGGACCTTCAATCGGCCCTTCACCAATGGCGTCAATCACGCTCATCATCTGCGTGGACTTAAGATTGTCCTTTGCCTCTACCGGCGTGTGCCCCTTGCCGCCCCCTTTACCCACTCTGTCCCCCTCTCCTGTCTGATGTCTGAATCTGTTTATGCCAGAAAACAACAGGCACCCCGGAGGGTGCCTGTGTCATGACGGAATAAAATTTCTGAAACTCTTCACATTTCCGGCAATTGCCTGTAGCCGCAATAATGACGCTGCATTACTTTTTTGATGCCTGAAAAATAACTCCATAACGTTAATCTTCATCGTTCTCTCCCGCAGCTCCGCTAACTCTGCGGGATTTTTTTATTTTCATCCCCGCCCGATAACCACCACTTTCCCGTCTCCGCCCTCATCACGGGTGCTGATGTCCTGGGATATCCGTCGTGAACCAACCAGCATTTCACCATAAGGCACCGGCATCGGGTTCCCCTGGGCAATCATGTTATCCAGTGACGAAAAATACGTGTTCTGTTTACCGTTATCCGTCGCCCTGTACTCCGGTGTTTTTGCCTTCGGTGCCAGCATCTGGGCCACACCGCCCAGTATCATGCTGGCCCCCAGTGAAAACAGCATCGTGGTGGCAGAAAAACCACCGGCTGCCAGGGCTGAACCCCATAACGCCATTGATGCCCCGGCCGTGAAGAAAGAGCCCACGATGGCTGCCGCCCCCAGCACAATCTGCAGTCCGCCCTTTCCGGCCCCGGCCAGTCGCGGCACAATATGGATGACCGCCCCCTCACCCAGAGGTTCGTGAAGACGGGCGTACACCGCCTCCGGTGCCGTGTCCTCACCGCGAATACGTATCTGGTACCAGCCTTCGTTCATCTGACGGCGGAATCCCGGCACCTGTAACGACAGCGCCCGGATGGCTTCCGCTGCCGTGTTCACATACAGGCTGAGGCGGCGGCCAAATCGTTGCAAATCCCCGTGAAGGCAGATGCGTGCCAGTGGCGGTGACGCCAGACAGAATGCGTTCGTCGTTGCCATTTTTCGGAATACCTCTCCCGTTTACTCAGTTGTTCAGGCAGATGGTGAAGCAGTTCACCGTTGCCGCAGTATATGGCGGCATGATTGGCCACCGATGCGCCAAAGCAGCACAGCAGGATATCGCCCGCCTGTGCAGAGGACAGGGGCACCCGGTAAAAACCAGTCGCCGCCATATTGTCCAGGTAAAGGTTCTGACCGTTGCGCCACCAGTCATCCTCACGCACAAAATCCGGCAGCGTTATCCCCGCCAGATGGTATGCATCCCGGAACAGGGTGTAACAGTCCGTCACCCCGTGCTCAAAACGACGCCCGGTCAGGTGCGGCACACAGCGGAATTTGTGAATTTCCCCCCGGCAGACCAGCCACCAGGGCAGGGCACTCTTTATCTGCAGCCGCCGGTCGGCCTCGCTCAGCCAGGGCAGACCACCAGGGTGGCTGTGAACCAGCGCCACAATCTCCCCCTGCATCTCTGCCTGCAGCCAGTCTTCCGGCGCAATACGAAAATACGCCTCCGGCTCTGCGGAGATATTCACGCAGGGCTGGTACCGTTCGCCCTCCGGGGTGCCTATCACGAAGCCGCACGACTCCGCAGGCGCACACCGCCGGGCATGCACCAGAATCGCTGATTCAGTCTGTGTCATAAAACAGGATTTACTGCGAAAGTTTATTGATGGAAAGGAAACCGCCAAAATTAGCCACCATGCCGCGCATCTCACACCCGCGCATGCACTTGCTGCATCTGTCCTTACGGATATCCGTGGTGGGGTTGTCGAACTCATCCGCCACCGCAGGACCGTTATACCCGCATTCATCTCCCCGGTAATCCCACATACAGGTATTCGCCAGCATAATGCGACCGGGAAACAGCGCTCCGTCCGTCTCCGTCGGTGTTGCCAGCACAAACGAGGCTGTCATGGCCGTCAGCTCTGACATCTGCTCCACCACCCAGCGGTCGCTCAGCTCCTGCTCCGGGTCCGCTTCCGGATTGCCCGCCACAAAATTCACCGCATCCAGAAAACGGGCATACACCCG